TGAGATTCCAGCGGTTCCTCTCCAGCCGGGATTTGCCGGAGGCCCCAAAGGGGTATTGTAAATGGTGTGGCAGCCCATTGTCCGGCCGGGCGAGAAGATGGTGCAGCGATGAGTGCCGCCGGGAATTTGAAGTGCGAAACGGCGCTGCCGACTACTATGTATTTCAGCGAGATAAAGGCGTTTGTGCACACTGTGGCATGGATTGCGTGTGGCTCAAGAGGGAGTTATCTCGGATTCGTCGCGCCGGCGGGCTCTTTTGGCACACAGCAGTTAAAGACTGGGGGTTCTGGCCCCGCACCAACCGCCGATGTTGGGAGGCCGACCATATTGTGCCTGTCTGCGAGGGTGGCGGATGTTGCGGATTGGAGAACTACCAGAGCTTATGCCTCAAGTGCCATAAGGAAGAAACCAAAGATCTCGCCAGGCGTCGATCTCTGGCGAAAACCGGGCAGATGGCCCTGTTTGAATGACCAGAAAAAGCTCTCGGCCCGCCATGCCGGGAAAAATCCTCTCATCTGGGGCGAAAACTCTCTGATAATCCGATAAATAGGTATACGGGTTCGAGTCCGCCGCCGGCCAGCGGGGATTCGACGCAAGAACGAAACAGGCAGTCACGGTGCCGTGTCCACCGTGGCTGCCTTTTTTTGTTGCCCGTCTTTTGAGATATTATGGCTACAGCTACGGTGACATCGACGGGCGTGCCTAAGAAGTGGCGCCATCTCGTGCGCGCAATTCCCGGTTACGACCCGATTACAACGGCGGAGGATGCCTGGTTCGACGCCGGGGCGGCCGAATATCATATCGACTTTATCCAGACCTGCTGCACACACATCGAGGGCGCCCTGGCCGGCAAGCCGTTTCTGCTCGAGGACTGGGAAAAGGCGATTGTCGCGAATATCTTCGGCTGGTACAGACGGGACTTTATCGACCGCGTTGTGCGGCGGTATCGCAAATCCCTGATCTACGTTCCGAGGAAAAACGGCAAAACGCCGCTGGTGGCGGCGATGCACAACGCGATTTTCTTCCTGGACGATGAAGCCGGCCAGATCAACAACCTGGCCGCGGCCAGCAGGGACCAGGCGAGCAAATTGTTGCGGCATATCGTCGGTATGATCCGCAACGAGGCGGAGATGGACGCTCGCTGCACGATCTACGAGAGCACCAGGCGGATCACCAAGCCGGACAATTCCGCGACGAAAGTTATCCCGGCCGATGACAAGGTGGCTCACGGCGATAACCAGCATTTCGGAGCGGTCGACGAGCTGCACGCGCAGCCGAACCGCAAGTTGGTCGATACACTCACTACCGCGATGGCGTCGGCCAACCGTATCCAGCCGCTGATCCTGTTCGTCACCACCGCCGACTGGGACCGTCCGAGCGTCTGTAACGAGGAATATGATTATGCGTGCAAAGTGCGGGATGGGATTATCGAGGATCCGACCTATCTGCCCGTGATCTATGAGGCCGACCCAGAGGATGACTGGACGCGGCTCGATACATGGGAGAAGGCGAACCCGAATCTGGGCGTGAGCGTCTCGGTCGATTATCTGCGCGGCGAGTGTAAGAGAGCGAAAGAGAACCCCGCGTACGAGAACACCTTCAAGCGATTACACCTGAACATCAGGACCGAGCAGGCAGAGCGGGTGATCCCGATGGACGCCTGGGATGCGTGCGAGTGCGAGTTGGATCTCGATCTCCTGGCCAAGCGGCCGTGCTGGGGCGGGCTGGATATCGGGGCGACGCGGGATTTCGTGGCGTTCGAGTTGGTGTTTCCGCATCAGGACGTCGAGGCCGTGACGCTCAAGTTGGATCCGGAGCGGGAGGACAGCGACGAGCTCGTCCTCCAGCGAGGGACCTATTCGACGATGAACTGGTTCTGGCTGCCGGCCAGTCCGGTGCATCGCGACAGTCGCATGGCAGACCAGATCCGAGCCTGGTGTAAGCAGGGCCACATAATCACGACCCCGGGCGAGGTGGTCGACTACGATCAGGTCGCGATGGACATTGAGGGATTTGTCAAGCCGTATTCCCTCCAGGCCATGGCCATCGACCAGGGCTACCAGGGCATGGGTATCACTATCACTCTGCAGAAGATATTTGGCGAAGACGCCGTAGTCGCTTTCCGCCAGGGGATCCTGTCGATGGCAGCGCCGTTTCGCGAGCTGCTCGAGATGCTGATCAACGGCACGCTGCTACACGATGACAATCCCGTCATGCGGTGGATGGCCAGCAACGTCGCGGCCGAGCAGCGGGGCGGACTGATCAAACCTTCGAAGGACAAAAGCACGGAAAAGATCGACGGCATCACAGCGCTGACCATGGCGCTGGGAGTCGCATTGATATCGCCGGCGCCAAAGCGGTCGGTCTACGAAGACCGCGGCATAAGGTATCTGGAATAGCACATGAAAAGCGAAACAAAATCCCGCACGTTAGTAGCTCTGGCCGGATTGTCTCTGATGTCGCTGGCGGGGGTGACGTATCTCGCCGGCATCGTCGATGGTTTGTGCTCGGCCGGGTTCGTTCTCGGCGCTGGGCTGTTTGCGGACGCATTGAGAAAATAAGGGTTGGCCATGGGCGCCATCACTCAATTAGTAGATCGGTTCATCGACCGGCGGTTCACATTGAAGAATCCGGCCGGCTGGTTCGTTGATTATTTCGGCGGCGGCCCGACGGCCAGCGGGGTGACGGTCAGTCACGCCGGCGCTATGAAATATACTCCGTTCTGGTCGTGCGTGCGGATTATCTCGGGGACCGTCTCGACGCTGCCGTTCCTGGTGTACGCCAGGCTCCCCGGCGGCGGCAAAGAGCGCCGCACCGATCACCGGGTCTACCAGCTCCTCCACACGCGGCCCAACAAGTACATGGACGCCCTGACATTCATCGAGACACGCCAGGCCAACGTCCTGACCCACGGCAACGGTTACGCCGAGATCCAGAGAGACGGCGCCGGGCGGCCGGTGGCGCTCTGGCCCCTGCTGCCGGACAAAACATCCAGGAAGGTCGCCCCCGACGGCAAGCTCTTCTATGAGATTAAACTGCCCGCGGGCGGCTCGGAGTATCTCCCGGATTACGACGTGCTGCATATCAAGGGCCTCGGCTTCGACGGCTATACCGGCTATGACGTCGTGAGCTATCACAGAGAGGCCCTGGCCTATGGTAAGGCCGTCAAAGAATACGGGGCGAGATTCTTTGCAAACGGCGCCAGCCCAGGGGGCGTATTGCAGCACCCCGACAAGTTGAGCGATCCAGCCTATCAACGACTGAAAGAAAGTTGGAAACAGCAGCACCAGGGACTCACACAATCACACCGTATGCAGATCCTCGAGGAGGGCATGGAGTGGCACCAATCCGGCGTGGATCCGGAGAAGGCACAGGCCCTCGAGGTCCAGAAATGGACCGTCGATGACTGCGCGAGGATCTTCAATATCCCGCCGCACAAGATCGGCTCGATGGAGTTCAGCAAATACAACAACGTCGAGCAGCTCCAGATCGATTTCGTGACCACGACGATGCTGTACTGGTTCAAGAAATGGGAGCAAGAGTGCAATTATAAACTGTTCTCGGACACCGAGCGAAAGACGTTATTCTGCGAGATACTGAGCGACGGAGCGCTCCGCGGCGACATGAAGACCCGCTATGAGGCGTACCACAAGGGCCGGCAGGGAGGCTGGCTCTGCGTGGATGATATACGCGAGCGCGAGAATATGAACCCGCTGCCTGACGGTGCCGGGAAAATCTTCCTCGAGCCCTTGAATATGACCCCGGCCGGCAAGTCGCCGACGGATCCGGACGATGACCCCGTGCGGACTATGTTCCGCCAGTGGTTCACGGTGCAGTGGCGTCGGATCATCGAAAGACAAGTCAAGGCCCTGGCCGGCGGGGCCAACGGCGACTTTTACGAGCGGCAGCGCGACCACGCTCGCAAACTACTGGACGATCCAATACAGGCGTACGCCACCGTGACCGCCACGCACCCGCAAGAGGTTCGCAGCGGTCTTGACGCGTTTCTGCAGCAGCATATCACCCCCAGCCGCCACCTCGAACCAGACCAGGCAACCCTGCTCGCTGATCGCACGATCGAGCACATAGGAGAATATCGCAATGGCCAAAACGACTGAAAAGAAACAAACCGACACCAGTACAGACCAGATCGAGAGGCGAACGGTCGGTTTTGGCGCCGCCGAGATCCGCCTGGCCGACGGCGACAAGCCGAAATTGGACGGGTACGCCGCGAAGTACGGCGTCTGGACCGATATTCTCGGATTCCGCGAGCGGATCAAGGCCGGCGCGTTCGACGAATCGCTCAAGACCAGCGACCCGAGAGGACTCAAGAACCACGATCCCAATCTACTGCTGGGCCGCCACTCCAGCGGCACGCTCCGGCTCAAATCCAATACGGTCGGCCTGCGATTCGAGATCGACGTTCCCGATACGACCACCGGCCGCGATACCGTCGAGGAGGTACGCCGCGGCGATCTGAGCGGATGCTCTTTCGCCTTCACGGTTGCCGAGGATGACTGGAAGTATTTCGACGACAAACCGTCCGAGCGAACGATCGTGCGTATCGGCTCGCTCTTTGACGTCGGGCCGGTCACCTATCCAGCTTATGAGGATACGAGCGTCTCAGTGCGGGCTCTCGAGATGGCTAAGGTTCGCAGCGAAGAGACGGCGGACGGTCCGCAAGACCCTCCGGCCGACGATCCGGTCGAAGACGCCGAGCCGGGCGATGCGGCCCAAGATGCCGAGCCGGACGATGCCCCCGAGCAGCACCCCGACGGGCGTGAGCACCCGCCGGCAGATGATGATTCAGCAACTGACGAGATTTCGCCCGAGAGGCGGCGAGAGATCGCAAAAGAATACAGACATATGGGACGCATTATAGGTCGCTGCCGACCAGCCAAGGACTGATCGCAGCCGCGGGCCAAGGATCCGCACGCGTCGAATACGAACCGCAATTAAAACTGAATATCCGGGTGACCTGATCGGCCGGCGGGCCGGTCGGAGACCTAAAGAAAAGAAAAAGCGGCTGTTTGGGAGCCCAAACCTCTCCAAGAGCCGCTTTTCTTTTGCCCGGACCGAATTAGGAGATTCTCAAGATGGACCCATTGAAACTGAGAGAACTGGCAGCCGCGGAGGCCGAGGCCGCGAGAGCTATTCGCGATAAGTGCGAGGCCGAGGGCCGGGGCATGACGAGCGAGGAGGCCAACGCATTCGACGGGCATGTAAAAAAGGCCGAGCAGCTCGAGCAGGACGCGACCCGGGCCGAACGACTCGCAAAGCTTGAGACCAAGCTCGAGACGCCCCAGGAGACCAAGAGCACGCCGGAGATCGCCGACGGTGAGCGGATCCAGGTGAGCGGACCGCGATTCACCCGATTCGGCCAATTGAGGGCTTTCAAAGGCCCGAAGGCCGAGATCGAGGCCTATCGCAGCGGCCGATTCCTGGCCGCTACCCTGTTCAAGCACGCGCCCAGCCGTCAGTGGTGCCGGGAGCATGGCGTTGAACTACGCATGGACACCGATGTCGACAGCCGCGCCATGGGCGAGAGCATCAACACCGCCGGCGGATTTATCGTGCCCGACGAGTTCGAGCGGTCGATCATCGATCTGCGCGAACGATATGGCAACGCCCGGCGGAACTGCCGGATCAAGCCGATGGCCAGCGACCACTCCAACGAGCCAAAGAAGACCGGCGGTCTCACAGCCTATCCGGTGGGCGAAAACTCACAGTTGACCGAGTCGGCTCAGACCTGGGGCAACGTCGAACTCACGGCAAAGAAATGGGGCGTGCTGTTGCGGATCAGCAGCGAGTTAAGCGAGGACGCCCTGATCAATCTGGCCGAGGATATCGCCAGCGACGCCGCCCTGGCGTTTGCAACTGCGGAAGACCAGGCGTGCATCGACGGTGACGGCACGAGCGACTACCACGGCATCGTCGGCATCCGCACGAAGATGATCGACGGCGATCACACCTACAGCTACGTCGAGGCCGCCGGCACCGGCGACAACTGGTCGGAGGTCGACGCCGCCGACCTGACCAATGTCATGGCCGCCCTCCCGCAATACGCCCGCCAAGGCGCCAAATGGCACTGTTCGCCGCTTGCCAAGGTGGCCGTCTTCGACCGGCTCAGCTCCGCCGGCGGCGGCAACACCATCGTCACGCTCGAGCAGGGAGCCAGCCTGAGGCCCAAGTACATGGGCTACCCGATCGAGGAGTGGCCGGCCATGCCGACCGACGACTCTGGCGCAGCGCTCAACGCCAAGATCATGCTCATTTTCGGCAATATGCAGATGTCGAGCAAGATGGGCGTCCGTCGCGGGATCACGGTCAAGACCCTGGGCGAGCGGTATGCGGACTACGACCAGATCGGCATCATCGCCACAGAGCGGATGACGATTGTCCACCATACGATCGGCGACGGCAGCGCGCGCGGTCCCGTCGTCGGTCTGCTCGGCAACACATAGCAGGCGCCGCCGGCCAGCAGCCGTGACCTGGGAGGGTGATGGAATGACTACACAACTGAATATCGACCTCATAAGGAGACAAAACCATGCTTCCTGATTCAAAAACGATTCCCATGACCGAGGGGCTGACCATGACGTCGGCCGGCACAGTCATGGGCACTGTCGACACCAAAGGCTACGACTTCGCCGCAATCGACGTGATCGCCGGGACCGGCGATGCCGCGTCGACCGCGGTGACCACACTGCGAATGTGCGAGAGCGACGACACCAGCTCGCTGACGGCCTACACCGACGGCGATGCTGTGACCGCGTTCGTCGGAGCGGCTGCCACGAGCACGTCGGCAGGATTCGTCCTGCCGGCTCTCAGCTCGAGCAAACAGAACGTCTACCGCTTCAACGTGGATCTGCGCGGCCGCAAGCGATACATCGGCGTGAATTTCGCGCCGGAGAACCAGACGGTCGGCGTGGCGATGATCGCGCACCTGGCCCGGGCGGAGACAGGCCCGCCCATGGCGACCGCCGCCACGAGCGCCGACGGCGCTCGAGTGATTGTGAGCGGATAACCACCATCCTCAAGAGCCAATTCAT